CTTTCAAAACTTGTTGGCTCATCACTATGATCATGACTATAGTGATCTGTTGGTGGTGCATAAAACTGTTTAGTTGTAGAAGTTATAGAGTGATCATTTTCTAGTAAAGCACCTGAGAATTGACTTTCTAATTCTACTTCACCTATATTCCCTAAGAAATTCATTGAAATTGAATAATCATAACCACCAATATTTACTCTTTGTGTATTTACAGAGGCACTTGTTACTTTTACATAACCAGACACAGTATCATCACCCTCCCAAGTGAAAGGAACTATGTAGTAACCATTAGCTTTTGCTAACAACTCATCTCTAAGATATTTTACTTCTGCCAATGTTTCTGTCACAAACTTACCAGTAATAGTAAATTCATGATCACTACCACTCTTGCTATCACTTAAAGTAGCTGGTGATGTAAAACTTAATCTTCCTATTGTTACTGTATTAGCCATTAGCACATATCCTTTGCTCTACATATTTCACAGTACTGATATTTAGGTCCATAAAAATAATTACCACATTTAAAATCTGATTTACATGGTTTTAAAACTTCTCTATCTTTGTTGTCTATCATTCTTCCTCTTCCCATTCCACATATTCATTGTCGTGGGTAACTTTGTGCATATGGAAGTTTGCGTGTGAATATATCATTATCTACCTCTGATTCCTGTACCTATCAATCCTTCACGATCTAGCTTGTGTAATGCCTTTCTTATTTCTATTGCGGCTTTTCTTGCTTGTGACGGATCAGATGGTACACCAACAACATTTACATTTAGATTTGATATGGAAATTGTACTTCTACCATGATTACCTATTGGTGTTATATCAACACCTCCACCAGGTATTGCTCTCACCATTTCTGGTCCGTACTCACCTACTAGACCTAAACCACTTCTTAGTGTTCCACCATTAGCAAACATTGGAATACGACCACCACCAGCATACATACGCATACCACCTGCACCCATAGGTATTCCTGCTTTTGCAGCAGCTAACATAATTGGGTTTTCAGATGTGTAATTTTGGGCATCAGTATAATCTCTTATAAAATTTCTAAGTGCAGAGTTTGCTTGTGAGGCATCAGCTTTAATAGTTATTTCTTCTTGTTCCATTTTCATATTTAAGTTGAAATAATCTTGTCCAAAATCATTAATAACACCTGCAAAATCTTGTCCTATAGTGTTAGCCAACTCTTCTGTTTTACCAGTAACAGTTTCAATCAAACCACTATCGATACCTAAAACTTCAGCAATTTTCTTAAATTGATTTATACCATCTGGTCCAAGCTGTAGTATTTGAAAAGCCTGATTGGCCAGACTCATCATACTTTCAGCTTGAGATATTTGTGAATCTTCTATTTGTTTATTTACATTGTTAAGTTGTGTTTGTCTAGCATTCTGTGCCTCAGCTAGCTCCTCTTCAGCAACAGCTAATTCCTCAGCACTTATTGTTCCCTCAGCGTAAGCAATTCTAAGAAAATCTACTTTGTCTTGTGCTTCTCTAATAGCTAGTACCTGTCTAGCGCTATTACCTTGAAGTAGTTTATCTCTTTCTATAAGAAGATCGTTATACTTTCTTTCTTCAGCTAATAAACTTTTTTGAGATCCGAATAAGCTAAATTGACTACCAAAAACAGTTTGGATCCTACTCATAGCATCAGTAACGCTTTGCTCAGCTATATTTACAAGATCAATCATTGTATCTTTAAATTCTGTTTCTAATGCTGGGTAATTATCTTTAAGACCTTTTACAAAACCTAACATCATGAATTTAGATATTCTTGCTGTTTTACGAGATGGGGATTTGTTACCAGCAGCATCGTTTGCGACCACTATACCCTCAGATATAATACGATCAATAGCTTCATAGTATAATTGTTCTTCACCCTCTAAACCAAGAACTGCACCGATCATTAAGTTGCCACCAATATCTTTACCTAAATTTTCAAACTCATCACCATAAGTAGCTCTAACTTTTTCAGTATTTTCTTTTAATTTTTCACTAGCCGTAATTCTTTGTCCCTCTAAACCAGCTTCAATAGCTCTTGCTATTTCTGGATTATTAAGTAATTCTTGTAACTGTGGTGCAAACTCTGGTCCCAGAGTAGAAGCAAATAAACCTAGATCATCTAGCTCCATAAATTCTAATTGTTTCATTTGTGACTCAAAAATTTCTGCGAGAGCTAATCTTTCTGCAAAGTTTTTCGCCATCTCCTCTGCTGTCTTGATTGTTATATCTGGTAATTCTTCAAAACTTTGTACAAAAGAATCTGTAGATTTTTTCATATTATCTGTAACAGTTGAATAGACAGTATCTAGCTGGAGTATTGCTTCTTTTTCTGCCTGAAGTGCCTTTTCAGCTTCAGTCATTTTTTTATTTTTCTTTATATAATTTTCAATTTCTCTTTCTTGTTCTTCTCGATGTCTTGTTCTTTCCTCAGCCAATCTTGTGATACCAAGAGCTTCCATAGCATCATCTCTGATCTTCTGATCTCTTTCTTTTTCATATGCAGTAGTTGCTGCGGCAATTTCTTTAGCTATCTCTAATTCTATTTCTAGTAAGTGATTTTGTGCTTTCAAACCTGTTTCAGCATCGTTCAAATATTTTCTATAATCACCTGATGAGAAAGAGTCAAACAACAATTCCATTTGTTCATCTGTTAGGTGGTTTATGCTTGTTAAATAACCTTGATATCTTTCAGCAAATTCTTGGAACTCTTCAAAAGTCTTGATTGTTCCATTTCGTACATTTTTTCTAAGATCCTGTCCCAGCCCATGTGAAAGTAGATCATCAGCCACATCTATGAGATCTTTATTTTTATCAATAGTGTTTTCAAGATCTCTTAAATAATTTGCTCTTTCAACAGGTGTTCCTGCCAATCCCTCAATGATACTTCCTCGTACTTCTCTTCTATCTTCTTCTTGTAATCTATTTAATGCGCTGGCATATTCATTGGTAACTTCAGTAAGAGCTTTTATAGTATTTTTTGTGACTTCACCATCTTGTGAAAAGGATTCAAGCGTTCTTTGTAATTGTTCAGCTTCACCTCTTGCATTCATCATTTTTACAGCAAAAATTGTTAAAGCACCTACAATTGCAGCGATCCAACCTACTGGTCCTGTAAGAGCTAGTCGTAGAGCAAATCCAAACTGTTTAACTCTTTTCACTAACGGCATTAAAATATTTAAAGCTCTTAATATAACTAGTGTAAAGCTACCAGTAAGACCTATCAAAGTAGGTAATAACAAATTAAATTCCCTAAACCCTAAAATTGTTTCTTGTATTATGTCATTAAAACCTTTTGCAACAGGCATTAACTGATCTCCTAGAGAAACTTGTAATTCATTGAAAGCGTTTTTAGTAATTTGTAATTGTGCCTCTAAAGTCGTATATCTCTTTATAGCCTCATCTGTTGCTGCTGTATTTTCCTCAAATGCTGATCTACCTGTCTCTAAAACTCTAGGCAGAAGATCACCTGCCTCAGCTAAACCTAAGATTGCTAGAGTTGTTCTTCTTTGGGATAGTCCTAATTTTTCTAGAACAGTCATGGTATCTTCGCCAGATGCGTTCATTTGTGCAAGACCTTCTATGAATGCCGCTGCTGCCATAGCAGGATCTTCACCAAACATTTGTGCAAATCCTTCTGCTGAAACTTTGCCTGATCTTGCAGCTACTTTTGAGAACATATCAGCCTCGTCACCAGCTTGGATTATTGCTGATTGTATACTTTGGAATACACGAGCTACAGCAGTACCACCAGCCTGAGCTGGAACACCAATTGCTTGAAGTGCCGTAGCAAAAGCAAGTGCATCTTGTGTAGTAGCACCAACCTGAGCTGCTGCCTGTGCAATACGCAAAACTGTAGTCATAATTTCTGACTCTGTAGCTGCGAAGTTGTTTCCTAAATCTACGATTGTTGAAGCTAAATTGGAAAAAGTCTCACCATTAGTTTGTGCAATAGCATCGAGCCTAGCTAAACCAAGAGCTGCATTATCTACAGTTAAGTTAGTAGTTGTTGCAAGAGTAGAAACTGTAGCAATAAATTCTGGTAAGTTTTGAACTGCAATACCTAACTGACCACCAAGTTCACCAATTCTAGATAATTCCTGAGCAGAAACAGGTATAGCCGTTGACATACGCAGGATATTTTGTGCTAAATCTTTAAATTCTTTATCGCTTGCTTCTACTGTTTTTCTAATACCTGCGAAAGCTGACTCGAATGCTGCGCTAGCCTGTATGGCTTTTACTAACTCAAATGTTACAGCAGCAATACCGACCATAGCACCTGTGATCATAGAATACTGAACAGCCTGCATTCTTTTTGTGGCTTCGCTCATAGCCTTACCACTCTTAGCTAGGTCAGCTTGTAATCCTTCGGCAACAGGAGTTGCACCTATGATCAGTTTTAAAAATCCGACTTTAGCTTGTACTGGAGGCATCTTCCTTACCTATTCTTTTCTGATCCGAGATCATTTCATCTATACTTGTTGCCTGTCTTTGACGACCTGATCTATTTCTGCGTTTATCTAACTCTTCCTTATACCAGTTTTTTGGTGGTTCATCGGATAACGCTTCCTTTGGATCTTCACCATTAACAATGGCGTTATATTGTGGTCCAAAGAATAAAGACTGGTCTATAGGTATTGTACCTAATAATCGCCAAAATTTACGCCATTCTAATTTCAAAGGTTCTAAAATGTTATAGATTTTGTTAAAGTCGGATTCGACTGATGACCAATCATTAATTATATCCTCAGTCGAGT